TCCTTTAGCTGTATTTTGGATGACGTTAAAACTAGTATTACTATACGCTCTTTCGTCAACTATACCCCTTAAACAATTAACTGAAAGGTCTGTTAATGAAAGAACGCCTGGAGTGTTGATTATAGCATTCATTAGGTCTGTCCTTATCACTGGCTGATCAATTTGAAACAGTTTAAGTTGTAGGATTGCTTTAAGCGATGAAATAACCTTTTGCACTACTGCCGGCTTTTGGAAACTAGGATCAACTACAATACTAAACTCTACCCTTAAATTAATGACTCGGGCATCTAATATTTCTATAGCGTCAGATATTAATCGGTACTCATTAATATATGTACGCAGGTTTTTCTTAAGAGCATCAGGGGCTATCGCTAGTTGGTTTGCACGGTCTTTGCATATGATGTACAACTCAGCAGCTAATGGATTATTTGGGTTTTGCCGGATACCGGCTCTAAAAATTCTCCCAAAATCAGACGGGAGAGTATAGATTCTAGCTAAAAGGTCATCCTTTGTTACAACCCTTGATTGTAATGTCCTTGCAGCAGGGATTTGGGCTCGAAGGTCTTCTAAGTCTGGAGCCGCAGATCCGCCGGCGGCTGGATAATCATTTGTGATCGTTATTGAGTTGCGTACATCTCTTATATCAACTGTCTCTTCAGGTGTAGGTGTAGGCAAAAGAGGCCATGATATGTGTATTTGGTTAATCCTACGAATTTGGCCGGGCCCTATATTATGTGAGATGCCTCCACCATAGCGGTATTTGATAGTGATTGATGTATTACGTGGGGATATCCCTAGTGTTTGAGTTTTTAACATAGATGCTGGGTCTATAGAAAACCTAGCAAATGTCTTCTTTCCGTATAGAGGTATTGATAGATCACTAGGGTCAGGTATGATATCGTCATCTAGCGAATCAGCATCGCCGCTACCAAACTGTATTGTTCTTAATCTAGTCGAGGGACTAACGTTAGTTATAAACCGGTGAGTTGCCGGGACAATCTCTAGATTTTTATTAACCAAATTCTTGTCTTCATCTAGATTTAAAATGCCTCGGTACACAGTGTCTTGCGTCAGGGATTCTACTTCATAATACTCATTGCCGTCTGCATCAGTAACTGAGATTACTTCTGTAACATCTCTGTTGCCTAAAATTATTTTTCGGAACGGTTTATGGATATTGCCGATTAGAAATGACTCAGAATCGATTTTGCCAGAAACACAGATTATGTTTTTCTCTACCAAAAATGTCCTAGGGTTTCCGTCCTCATCAGACTCGTGTAATGTGACCTTTGATTTTAAAGCGCCAACTGCGTCTGTCTCCCACATATAAAGTGGTTCCGTTGTTGTAAATGTGGATGCGCCACCGCCGAGGACAGTACCTTCCCCGATCGTTGGTAACACAGATATTTTTGGTGCATATTCGCCTCCGGATATCTCGGCCGGGGCAATCATCGAGAATGTTACATCAACAACTGCAGGGCTTACACCTGGCTGCTTAACACCTGCCATTTGAAGGTGGTGGATAATATTCTTTTGCTCAACTGCAGTATCCCAACTTAGCTCCCTAAATTGGTGATCTAGATAGAATGATAAATTGTCTCCTATCATTGCAGCCATATCCAGGAATAGGCCACCGACCGACGACTCACTAAAATCTGAGATGTTTTCCCCGAAGTATGTTCTAGCATAGTCATAAATTTCAGCTCTAAATGAATCAAAGTCACGAGCTAAATAGCTTCGTTTTCTCTGTTTCTTTATTTGCTTGTTAACTTTTACTTTTGTTCTGTCCATCTTATTATCCAGTTGTGTATATTATGACTTCTAGTGCTTTATCTTTTACACTTAGTTGTGGGATATCATACCTAATCCGAATCCCCACCTTTGCAACATGCTCATTTTCCCGGTGATCAACAAAACTCTCAAACGTTTTAAGAGAAATGTAGGGTGCATATTTCTTTGAAGCAATTGATATTCTTTTGATTGCTTCGCTATCGATACCTTCAGATCCTAACTCATGAGCTAACTCAGATAGGTTTGCGCCGAAATCATAAAGGCCAAGTCGTTCTCCGTGGTTAGTCAGTATTAGATTACGAAAATTATCATGAACCTGCTCTGCCAAATCTTTATGCATAGACAGCAGGCCATCTTTTCCTGAACCAATTGTTAATGGTGTCTTAATGCCAATTGGCACCTTGCTTTCAAACCATGGCACCACAGCAGCTTTGATCTCTGCGTCCGAAGTGCCTACAGATTTAAAGTCATATACTGCGGCAGATTGGTTTCTTTTGTACCAGTGCTCATCGAATTCTGACATTTCTATTCCTTATCCCTAGTAACTAATTATCAACCTTACGAGATTCTTAGGCTAATCTTACCCATAGAAATCATCTCCGATCCCTGGCTTCCAAGCTTTATTCTTTCTTTCTTTCAGTCCGGCATTTTCGCTAGCATTGATTGCTGCCTGTCTTTTTGCTCGTTCTTCAGCTTGTTCTTTTTGAACGAGACGTGCTAGCGCTGCTTCACCTTTAGCCTTCTTTTCTTCGTCTGTCATCTCTTCCATATCTTTTTTCATCTTATCAATGTCCTCCGGCGTCGGAAGCTCCGGGAGCTCTGGGACTGGTAAGCCGGCGTCACTGGCAGGGCCGATTGCATCAAGAACAGGGGCCATTAAGCCAAGTATCGCCAAGATAGGAAATAATAGTAATGCAACAAAGCATATTGCTAAATCTAAAAGCCCTATTGTCGGTATCATTAACGCTGGTATTTTTAAGGCGGCGCCAATAGCGGGAAGGATTAAGTCTAACATCCCGTCGAAAGAAAGATCAGGAATATCAAATGACAACAAGCCGACTGCAAGATCGATTGGCAAAGTCAATAGCCCGAAAACTAATGCTCCTAACGCGGGGAGTTCAGGCATGTCCATACCGCCGATGACCCCTATGTCCGGAATTGGGATTGGGGGGAGGTCTGGTCCTGCTATCATCTCAAACGGTAAGGCCGGTAACTCCGCGGCCAAGCCCGGTAGTTCAATAATCCCGGGGAGGTCAACTGCTAATACGATATTCAGCATTGGCAAGAAAGGTGCTATAGACCCTAAGGCCAACTTTAACATTAGGTTACATATACCAAAAGGTTCATAACCTTCTTCAGGATTTTCAGGTGGTTCAGGACACTCTAAAGGCATACATGCAGCTGCTGCACCGATGGCTGCAGCAAACGGTTCGTCAATGGGGGCTGGAATTGACATATCTTAGTCTCTCATAATAGCTTGGCAATTTTGCTTCTTGCATTATCCATGTCTGTCTTAAGGGTTGAAACATTTGTTGCTAGGTTAGGCATTAATATTGGCGCGCCTAGATTTGATATCGATGTATTTACGTCAGTTAAGAGTGCATTTGCAAACTTGTCAATTGCAGCAATAAATAAGTCTCCTAGTAACATAGGCTCCGTAGCGGCTAGCCCTAGGGAGACCTGTGCACCAGCTCCCCAGTCTTTCTCTATACCTGAACCTATTACTACCTTAGGTCCATCAATCATAATAACTCCATCTGGCCGTATGGTTATAATGCCCCTCCCCTTCCCAGCTTCATCATCAGGCTCACCCTCTTTAATCAAGGTAATAGACCCATGGATTGGGGGATCTTGTTCTACATCTTGCCTAGCAATTATTCTTATTTCGTCTGATTTTAGGACTATTGCAGCTTGGCCGATGCCTTCGTCATACTCTTCAAGAATCTCTATAGCTTCCCCGTCATTCGGATCACCAACCGGTGGAATGTCAGGATACGTAACACTAAAATTTAAGTCTGGCAACGTATTCATAGAGACGTACATTCTGGATGCATCATTTAAAAAATCCGGATCACCCTCCGTAGGTGTCTCGAGCCGGTTTTCATCTTTTTCTGCGTGACCAATGCCTACTGGGTTCTTGTCAGTCTCATCATAACTTCTAGCATTTGTCACTACTCTAGCAGCAGTTAGTTCGGAAGGAGAATCCGGATCTGGAAAATACCTGCCGCGGCCGGCAACAATGTCAATTGTTCCCGCAAATACCCTTTCGTTTGGATCGGTAATACCTTCCTCAGGCGGTGTCTCATAATTTGCCTGGGCTAGTGAAGGGCCCGTGGTGGTGGCGTTTGACCACTCAGCGGCTGTCGAGTCTTCTATATTGTCTTTTGTCCAGCCACGGTCCTCGCCTAAAGTAATGCTAGTATTATTTGAACCTTGCAGCACTAAGTCGCCCGGGCGCTTTGTTAACCTTGGTACTGGCTCAAGTGTAACTGATTGCATCCCTAGGGAACCTGAGTATATTTCTTCAAACTTGCTAAGAGACTTGAGCCTAGTTTTACCGGTTACATTTAGACCATTAGGAAATCCCAGTCCACGGTCCTCGGATGAAGGGGGGTCATTTAAAGCGTCATCAGGTGATGTTGATACCGCGCCATAAGCGCGATCAGAGTGAGTGTAATTTAGATCATCAATATGTAAAGGCTCTGAGATTCTACAGATCCAATACCCTATTGTAGCCTGGGGGCCTTCGTTTTGATCTTCGGTAAATACCCATACATGTTCACCTGGCTTTATTGGCATGCCTAAATAAGGGGGGAAAAAAGGGAAGCAAACCATATATTGATTTTCTTCCGCCATGCCTAGACCATTAGTAACAATCTGTACAATACATGTGTTTCTAGGGGATATTCTTAAAAGTGCAGAGTCTTTAACAAATGACTCGAGTTCGCCCATTTGCTCTTCATCTAATAGGGAAGGATCATGAATGATATCGATGACAACCCCCCTATACAAGGATTGAGGTAACTTAGACTCGGCGCTAGCGCTTCCGGCCTCACCGGAAAGTTGACCTATTGCATCTGACATACTTACCCTTCGTTAATCTGAGAAAACAAGTCATCCGGATCTATTTTTGAAGATTGCTCTTCTGACTTTGTTATAAGTTCTGCTAGCTTTAAAATTTGCTCGTTTGATTTATGCATTCTCTCTAGGTATTTTGATAGTGTTGGGCCCATAGTTGAATGTTCATATGCACCACCCATCATTTCAGATCTAGCCTCTGTTAATAAGTCCTGTGCCTGCGCACGATCAGAAAGTGCATTTTCATAAATCTCTTGCCATAATATCTTTTTTTTGTCGTCAGACTTTTCAATAGAGTTTAAAAGCTCAGTAAACTTCTGGATCTTTTCATCAGTCTTACTAACTTTCTCTACTATATCAACTACGTCACTCATATGTTTCCCCTAAAATAAATCAAACTTTCTGTCTGGGCCTTTAACTAATGCCTTGTAGTGCTTCCTTATAATAGACATTGCTACCGATAATTGCTTCGGGCTTAAGCCTGAGATATCTCTAACATAAACAAAGATTGCCCTTTTATTTAAAAAGTCAAGTTGATCTATGGTCTCAAACACTGTCACTACAGCATCGATGCATTTCTTTTCATTCTCTCCGGAGACCCTTTTTTGAATCTCCTTTAAGACTTCCATTATCTCATTTCTGAAGTTGGCCCTTATCATTACTTCATCGGGACCAGGTATCACATCATGTGAAGCATATGCCTGTTTATCTCTTCTAGACATACCTTCTTGATGATCAACGCTAACGTGCCGGCGCTCTTTCTTGATGCGGCGACGAGAATTAATGATTAACCAGTTTTTAGCAACAACGTTAAAATACGAAAATGCCTTAGTACCCTTATCAGGGTTCCACTTATGGATAGTCTCATACAGGAAAGAGACACAATCATTCTTTAAGTGTTCATACGGCTCACCAGGAGATATAAACCCATATATGAATATTAGATTTTGTGAAAGTTTATCAAACGCAGGAAGAATCTTCTCTACATATAGCGTGTTTTTTTCTTTATCACATGAAGAATTCTGGTATTGTATTATAGCATCTTGGGTTTCAAGATTAAAATAATTTTTGCTACCTGACTTCTTCCTTCGGATGATTCGTTTCTTTTTTGGCTTTGGATTTGACAACTTTTTTTCCCTTATACTGATTACTGTACATTCTCATCCTCAGCGTCAGGGGTTAAATCATCAGATGTAGCATCAACTAAACCGTTTGCAATTCTTAAAATTGCATTACGGGATGCCTTGAGATCAGTATGTACCCGCCGGATTTCTCTACTGTCATGAAATAGAGGTATTTGTAAAACCTGGGCTATTGATTCTTCTCTGTTGTCTAACACGTCTAGCGCCTCATTGATAAAATCTTGCATATTTAGTATTTTAATGCCAAATTTAATATTGTAATATATCGATGCACAAAGAAGCAAGGTGACTATCGATAAAGAGATTACTAGACCTGCAACTAACATAGTTAAATTATCCCTGAAAAAACTTCATTATATTGTGAACATATAGCATCATGTGAGTATTCCTCTCTTATCGTTAGACCTAATTCTTTAGCCCACTTGGTAGGTAATACACTCGACTCATAAAATTTCCGAAGGCGGGCTTTCGCGTCTTTTTCTATAGGTTCGGCCCACTTCATATTTGGCAAAAATATCCGACCATCTACTCTAGACTGGTGAATTTGTTGCAACGAATATCCAACCTTAACAAACTTTCCTCTATTTAGAAAATCTAGATGACCAGACCAGTTTGTTGCAATTACCGGGAGATCGCTAGCCGCGGCCTCCAATAATGGAAGCCCGAAGCCTTCACCCCTTGTTAGAGAAACTAAGGCTGAAATCTTTTTGTGCTTATATAGAGATGCAACTTCATCAGAGGAAAGATTTCCATGTAAAAGATGAATCTTTGGGTATGGCCCCTGTCGGACTTCCTTTATTAGACTCTTAATCATCTTCTCAGTTACGTTGCGATCGATTTTAGTATTTTTTCCTGAGTTAGTCTTTAGTACTAATCCAACATCAGGATTATCTTTAAACTCTTCGCATATCCACTTGATTGTATTAAAGGTATTTTTTCTATCATTATGTGGATTGTTACCGGTTAATTGCCCTAAGACTAAAAAATTGAACTTTGTGTCAATCTCTAGATTAATATCAGGAGTATCTTTACATATCGAATCATAAAATGACTCTGGCACCACATGCACATTTGTCTTTGGACTGCTAGTGTTCAATATACATTGTCGGGCATGTTCTGATGGTACTATAACCATGTCCATTAAATTAATATTGTTAATCCACTTAGGGTTACACTGATCGGTTTCCACAAATGCGGAGACACCAATGTTTTTCTTTGCTAGGCCGGCTGACCATTCATTAGGTAGCTGTACCTGGATTGACAAATCGGCGACATCTTTTATATCTCTAGAGTCTTTCATGATATCACCAATTAATCCATCTTCAAGATCTGGATTAATCATCCAACTAGTAATACCCCATGGCACAACTTGGGTAACCACATTAACATCTTTAGTCTTAAGCCACCTGTATATTTGACGGGCATGGGTCCCATAGCCTGAACAGCTTAGTAGTGGGGCCCTTAGTATAACATTCTTCATTTAGTCTTCCTTAAAACGTCTTACATTCCCAAGCATTGTATCGATCTTGCCAGTTCTCAATAGTATCTAACATTGTGTCATGCCATAAGTCAATAGTGTTTTGATAATTAAACTCTGCCTGTACATAGTCATATGCCTTCTTACCTAAAAGTTCTCTTTCTTTTTGAGGCATATTATATAGTTCTTCTATTGCTGAAGCAACCGTTGTATATGAAACTAGGTCTTCGTAAATATAAGGAACTTGTTGAGAGCCTACTAACGTCTTTACCTCAATGTCAA